CTGTTCTTGCCAGTAATCTCTAACGCTTCCTCCTCTAGTGGGTCAACCCCAGCTTCAATAGCTTTCTTGTCGTCAATGATGGGTCTAATCTCGCTATTAAAAATACCGCCCGGCTGAATCGTTAGCTTACGCCCATGCAGAGCAATAGCCGCAATCTGCGTTGGCTGTGTTGTTAGCGGGTTTCTAGAACCTGTTTCAAAGTCAAATACAATTATATCTCTAAAATTCATTTAAGTAATCCTTTTAATTCAACAAACTTATTAACAGCTTCATCTATGTCTTTAAAGATTTGGCTATACTTATACCGAGGGTTGTCTGAGTGTACTTGATAAGCACCAGTAGTGTATCCCTTATATTGTGGTAGAAAATGTCTCAAATCGCACAAACTTATGCTTTTAGACTCAATAGCACAGCCAGAAAAAATGACTGACTTGTAATCGTTCTTAATACCGTTCATTCTTACTCCTTAATTTCCATGATTTTACTAAGTAGATCAATACCTAATATATCAAATTTAACATGTCCTTGATCTTCTAAATCGCCCATTTCAAAACCGGCAATGAGATTTTTACTTTTATCTTTAACCATAGGACAAACTTGGTTTAGTTTATTTGCTGATATAATAACTCCAGCGGCATGTTTCCCTTGAGATTTTATCGTACCTTCAATGTCGATTGCTTGCTGAAAAATTGCTGCAAATGGGCCAATCAAATCGTTATCACTGTTTAGCTTGCACCACCTATCTAGAACTTCTGGTTGATAAGCAAGTGTCCACCGAATTAGCGAGCCCTCACCGCTCTCCTCTAAAAGGTCTGAAACGTCAGCCTCGTTAGGTATATTTTTAGTCACATCGTTCATCTCTCCAAAAGAAACCGCGCTATTGATACGCATGATTTCCTTAAGGGCTGCTCGACCCTGTAGCTTATTAAATGTCAACATCTGGGAGACATTATCTTCGCCGTATTTAGATTTGATATATCCAATAACTTCATCTCGCTTTTCGGCAGGAACATCAAGGTCAATATCCGGAAGAGATACATGACCCTCGGTATTACGGCCAGCATTGTAAAATCTCTCGAAGATTAAGTCGTACTTAATGGGGTCAATTTCTGTAATACCAATAAGATATGAAATCAAACATCCGGCAGCCGACCCTCTTCCCGGGCCCGGCAACCACCCCTCAGACCTAACATAATTAACAATGTCTTGAACAATAAGAAAGTACCCAGAAAGACTAGCGTCAAAAATTACACTCATCTCGTTTTTAATTCTTTTTAGGTATTCCTCTTTCTTGTCTTCGCTCTTAACAACGCCAGTATCCTCTAAGAGCTTCTTCCAGCCCTCTCTACAAAGCTGCTTTAAGTATTCGTCTTCGGTGTACCCCTCTGGGCAATCGAACGCAGGAAGCATTGGGCTGCCAAGAATGTCATACTCCTCACACTGGTCGGCAATCTCTAGACTGAGCTTTATTTGCTCTGCACTGTAAATATTTTCAACTTCGCTTGGACTCAGTAGATAATGACCGTCGCTCTTAAAAAAGGGCTTTAAGTGTTTAAACGAATCAGAAACGATTTTGTCTTTAGCTTTTTTCATGCTGGTTTTCATACCCGAGCATAAAAGTATTCTGTGTAACTCTGCGTCTTTAGTCTCGACGTAATATGCTGGTTTTTGTTTTAGGTCATCAATACATATAAGGTTTTCGTTTAGAGAGACCTTTAGCAGTTTCTTCATTACATCATCAGAGTATGTGCTCTTCTTAGAAACGATATCAATGAGAGCGTACCAGCCGTCTTTGTTCTTTGCTATATATGTCTTGCTCTTGTGGTTTTCAAACTCAACGGTGCACCCCATAATAGGTTTAATGTCATGCTTTTTACACTCTTTGTAAAAATTGACAGCTCCAGATATAGTGTTAATATCTGTAATAGCACAGGCCGGATAGCCGTACTCTTTACACTTAGCCACTAACCCGTCAGGTTTCGAGAAACCTCTCTGTAGGCTAAAGTGCGTCTTGTTATTTAGTGGAACCCAAGTCATAATTCGTAAATTCTTTCAATTCTGATATAGCAACGTTATGGCAATCTGCCCGAACAACGAACCCGTTAGATGGGTCAACCTGTCCTTTGGTTAGCTTTCGAGCTCTTTTGAAATATTCATCATGCTCAAGCCATCCAAGAACCCACGCTCTTCCCCATCTCTTATTTTTATTTTCTATTCTAACAAATACATACCTGTCGCACTTTTGCTCGGTGTTAAAATTTGCAACAGAGCAATCATAATATGGTTTTGGCGGAGATGTGCACCTTTTGGTTTTGACATCATATTTAATTCCGCTCTTTGAAACAACGTCATAATCATATGTATTACTTATTGTACCATCAATAACTACATTTGCAACCTCTTCCCCCAAAAAACCTGCAATATTTCCGTCACCCTTCATTATAGAGTTACGTATTACACCCATTTCACGGGATTTAGCCCAAGCTTGCTTCTTCATTTGTTCTGTAATTTCTATTTCAATCATCCCGGCGCCTCATAGTGTCCAATACTGAAACCTTCTTTAGTGCAATTTTGAACAGTATCTAACATGCCAAACTGCTCCAAGTTATTGCTTACGTGTCTACATATATTCTCCGTAGTTCCGGGCCAATCGTTCTTGCAGAAATCGCAGAGCTTCGTACATTTCCAGTGCGCCTGTCTTCTAGATAGCATTTTTGGGTTAGTCGTTTTCTTGATTTCCTCAAATCTATCCTTCAGCATACCCAAGAACTTCTCTTTGTCTGAATCTTCAAAGCAAATACTAAATGGCCCACCGTCGCGTATATAAAATATCGACATGATGGCATCCTTGTATTCAGGAAACTTTTTAGAAATAGCATAATAATAAAGCATTAACTGAGGGTCTTCGCATAGCTTTTCGTATGTCTTCTCTTCTCCTGTGGCCCAGTTTAGCCTTCTTCCTGTTTTCCAGTCAATGACCTCAATGACACCATCATCAAGTTCCGTCACTAGGTCGATAGTACCCTTAATAGCTAGCTGACCCTCTAGAGTTTCCCCATCTTCTGTTTCATATGAAAATTTTGCCCAGTCTTCCTCAATCGCGATATCGAAGTGAGGCTCTGATGCGATAATATTTCTATTTCGAGGATCGAAATTTCCGTCATCATATAGTAGGCCCTCCCAAGTTGTGTCTTCACAGAACTTATAGTCGGCATTTGTGTAGTGATGACTACAGTTCTCTGTGTAGTATTCATAACTTCTCTTGATAATCTCGTTCACAAACTTTTTTGTATTGAGTTTTCTTTTAGTGAACTCTATCTTTCCTAGACCATCATCATTTAATACCATCTCATCCTTGTCTTGTAAAATCTTTTTACATCCACCTAGCACCTCCATGACCTTGTGGACGATTGTTCCCAGTTGGGCTTTTTTACCAGAGACACTTTGATGACCTAAGACATAGGTTATAAAGTATTGCATCTGACAGTATTCAAAATTATTATAACTAGAGCTACGTATATACGTTACTAACATATTATTCCTTAATCTTGGTGATGCCGCCCAGAAGATTTGGGTCTTCTACAGGGGGCGTAGGACTGGGTTCCTCGATAACGCTACCGAGCCATCCCCATTCTTCAAGTAAAGATATTACCTTCACGTTCGTTTCCATTAAAGATAATTCCTTGTTGTCGATAATGGCATCGTATTCAATGTCATCAACAGAGGACTCGCTAGAATGGTTGTCGCCATCTATACCGCGAGTTAATTTAATAACCTTGCCTCCGGCTTTTTGTATTGCTTTTGATTCGTTTGGAAATCTACAGTCAGAGATCACAGCCATTAAAGAATCCTCTTCTCTAATGCTTCTCATGGTTCTGTCTGTCCAAATATCCGTATAGATATGCCGACAAACATCTGTACCAAAAACCTGTAAAAACTCTCTAGCAGTCATTCTACCTGTTTCGCTTCCGGTGTAACCCGGTATGTCTTCCCACTTAATCCATGTAGGACTATTTTTGTCTGCGTCTGTTCCGTAGCACTGCTTGCTTGTCAGCCCAAATAGCCCACATGCAATCTCCTTAAGAGAAGAAGCAAACGAATAGTGCTTTATAAATGGCCACATGTTATGTGCAGCCCAAGGTGCAAATTCTGAATCAGCTCTGGTTACATCTAAAACGCCTTTACCTGCATCTTCTACTCCAGAAGCGTCAGTAGAAACGGTATCCACAACAAGCCTTCCTCTGGTGTCTAGATCAAACCCCTTAATAATGTGATAAGACCGCATTTGGTATCCATGCAGGAAGGCACAGCACGAATTTTTACCTGATTGCTTTTTTCCCGCAAAAGCTAAGATTCTTGTCATTATAAAACTCCTTGTAGTTCTTCTAGTATTTCAGTTTTGATTTGTTCTACCGACATGTCGCCGACGTCTTTTTCTGATATGTCAGGTCTATAGTAGTTGAATCGTCTTCCGCATTTTTTCATAATTTGATCTGCGGCTCTATGTCCAGCGTCATCATAATCTGTAAGTATAACTAAACTAAGGGCACCGCTCTGTTCTAATAAAACCAGCTGGTCATCGCTGAGACTGGCTCCAAAAATACCAACCGTATTTTCTACACCCGCTTCATGCATACGCCAAACATCGCCTTGCCCCTCAACTAAAACCGCTGTAGCTGTTTCAAGTATTTTTTCTTTTGCCATGTTTAAGCCATACAGATATGAACTTTTTCTAAAACCCTTACTGTGCAGCCACTTAGGTTGCATGTTCTCGTAACACGACCTACCTATGCATCCAATATAATTATAGCCTTCATCGTAGATTGGGACAACAACTCTTCCAGACATTGGCTTATTTTTTTTACTGCAAAGCCCAATATCAAATTTAGTTAATATATCAGTAGTGTATCCTCTATTAATATAGTACTTGGCCGGTATTTGTATTGTCTCTAAAATAACTTCCCTATCTACTTTTGGGGGTTCTCTTTCTGGCTCCCTATTAAAAATATCCAAAAGCTTGATAGCGTTATTGCTCTCTACATCTTGCAATAAGTTAAGCTCAGAGATATCAAGGTCTAAAAACTCTAGGCAGAAATTAATTGTATCAATAATACTAACTGTTGAGGCTCGCTTATTAGACAGCACACCCCTAATGAAACCAAACAGGTTTCTAGAAAACTCTTCTTCGCAATGGTTAGTCCAGCAGTTCCAGTTACCTTTGGCGGTATTTCCGTCTGTGAATATAGTACAACCTTCTGTGTTGTCTCCTCCGTGAATAGGGCAAGCAAAAGCAAACCTATTAGGATATTCTATGTAATCTACATTGAAATATTTTAGAAGCTGTGGCAGCTTGGTAAATAGCTGATTAGACAGCTTCAATATCTGCTGGTTGTTGATCTCCTGATTCAAAACCTGTATCCTTAATAGTTGACTTAGTTCTCAATTCATTGCGAGTTTGACCCTCTACTAGCTTGCCAAACTTCCCAAACATATTCATATTTATATAGTCGCCGTCATCTAGTCCTGCTCCGTGACGAGCAACAATAGGTACAAGTTTCCTGTTTCCGTTTTCATCTGTGTCATCGGCTATTTCTTCGTCAGACTTTAGCTTGAAGATGCTAAAACTTGTACATAGCCAAATCAGCCTATCAGAGCCCGAAACGACGTCTGTTGATTCTTTTGTTATGCCGTCTCTGTTTAATTGTACAAAACTAAGGCATGGCACGTCGTACTTAACGCAGAAGTTATGCAGCTGTGTGATTTGAAACCCTAGAACTTGAAACTCTTGCATAGAGTTTGAGATGCTAGATGAGTTCATTAACTTAAGATAATCATAAACAATTAGGCAGTCTTTGGTTCTTCCGTTTTCGTCAAAGCCAACCTCTTGATAAATCCATTTGCGCATAATGCTAAGAATATTTTCAAATGGCTGGCCAGCAATACTCACGTAGTGAAATGGTACTTCCCCAAGTTCGTTAGCGGCGTTTTCCACCTTTTCGGTATTCAGTTGGTTACTGTCGAACTTGCCGCTAGCAATAGTGTTGATTTCAACTCCACTCAGGTTGGCTAGCATTCGATTGAGATGGTCTTCTTTAGACATTTCGGTATCTAGAACTAATACTGGGATTCCTAGATTTTTGGATACGTGCATAGCTACCGCATCACCAAACATAGACTTACCAACCTTCGGTCTGGCGGCAACCAAGTCTACGCACTTTCTCCTTAGTCCGCCACCGATAGCTTCGTCATAAGCAGGGAATCCTGTGCTTATGCCAATCATGTCGTTTTTGTTTTCTTTTAGAAACTCTATATACTCTGTTATTTCCCCGCCGATTACCTCGGGCTTATTGTCAGAACCTTGATATATTTTAGACGTTGCGTCAAGAACAGGAGTTTCTATGAGCGAGATAATATCATTTATATCTTCGTCTCCCGTGACCTCATCAATCTTATTAGAGCAAATAGCCAGCGTCTTCTTGACTTCTCTTGCTATTCCTAGCTTCGCCAGCTTACCTGCGTGTATTGAAACATTTTCTTCGTGTATTGGAAAGTTAAACAGAGAACGTAAAAAACCAATCTCCTCTTGGTTGTTTATATTTTCATAACATCCAAGCTGGTTGGCGGCAGAAAGCAAGGAAGATAACTCTACCTTGTTGGCTTTCTCTAAGACCTTTTTAATACATCCAAAAATAATTTGGTTGGTGGGGTCTGTAAAATGCTCTGCCTCTAGATAGTCTGAATCAAGCGAAACACTTAATCCATATTGACACAATCCAGACAGAACCGCCCTCTCTGCTGCCAAGTCTTCTAGCTTACGTTTGTTTTTCTGGTTATTCGCCATAGAAATTGACTTTATACACTGTGATAGATATAGATGACTAGACAGGAGCTAACGCCCAACAATAAGCCTAATAAAAAATCCTTAATTTCAACATTTAATTTCTTCATTCTTCAGTCTCCTTTTTATGTTTCTGGTATAAAAAATTATCATTAAAATACTCATTAGACAAAAGTTCAATAAGTTTATCCCTTAGGTCTTTATCCTCTACAAAAGATAGAACCTTAGATGCCAAGTCTAAAGCGCCCTGCCTAAACACAAGAACCTTAGTTGGTTGTTCGGGTCTGCGCCTAAGGTAGTCTCTGTGGTAAAACGTTGCCGGAGCAACCTGTCGGCCATTTGTGTCGGACGTTTTGGGTTTTGGTTTTGACAATATATACCCCTAAAAGAATCCCTTGATTATTTCTAGAACTCCGCCACCTCCGCCAAAACCGCCCTTTGAAATTACAAGATAGGCCACAAGACCCAAGCCAATCATAAGCACTAACCACTTACGCTTTTTTGCAACAGCAAGCGATTTGGCTGTGACTGCTTTGATTTTATCTAGCTTATAATCTCTCTTGGATTCTGTTTTCTCTTCACGGGCATCTTTTTTATCTTCTTTTTTATCTTTACGAGTATCGCTAGTATCCTCGCCTCTATTTCTACCAATTGGCATAGTACTGCCTCCTATTTAAAATTATCTTCTTTTGTTTGATAAGCATCCATCACAGACAAAGAAGTCTCTCCTGTGAACATCTGCTACTTCTATAGTTT